ACCCAGGAAATCTATGCCCTGATAACGGACTACGCAACGGCGACCGGCACGGTGACTGTGGCTGCATGGCTGGATTATGAAGATAATCCGTCCAGTCTCACTCCTGCTGCGGGCGACAGTTTTTCTATCACCGATGTCAAGACCGTTGATGGTGACTTGGCCCGCTACTGGCTTCCTGATGATTTTCAGGGCGAGGTTGCTGGTGACATTGCTTACGCTAAGGATACCGGAGTCGGACACTTCATTGGCTGGGCGCATGATAGCGAGATCAGATTCCAACGTGAAGTAACCGTGATAGATTCATACCCGGTGCAGGCTGTTGTGAGGCCGTCCCCCGCAAGACGAAGATGGGAGTTGTTTGTCAACCCGGCCCCGAATGAGGCCAACACCGTGACGTTTCCTTATCGGGCTGGGTTTGACGAAATCAAGGCGATGGTCGGAATTTCAACGGCTTCGGGCGATACGGGTGTGACAATTGGCGGGATCGCAAATGTGTTTCCCGATGATTATTTCAACGGCTGGTATGCGTATGTGGTTGCTGGAACTGGGCTAAACAGCTATGCCAAAGTGACGGATTATGTAGGCGCAACCGGAGCATTTACAGTCGCCGATTGGCTGTCAATTGACGGCTCGGCTGGCGGCACGAATCCTCATGCTACGGCGGCTTATATCTATGTCACTGATGATTACAAACATCCTGCTGGTCCTCAGTTCGATGAGGCGATTTTGTCGGCGTGTTTGGCAAAAGCCGAGCTTGAATTTGAGGATATTCAGATGGGCTACAACGAGAAGTTTCATAAGATTGATCTCCCGCAGGCCCAGCAAATTGATGCCCGATCTGCCCCGCGAAAACTGGGTCAGATGGTGCCGGGGTCAGGGAGAGTGGCGCGTGGACGAGTCTGGAACGATATTACTCTGGATTCATAAGTGTGTATGAATGCACACATTTATCACAAAACCTGTGCACTTATACACAAGTGTCGAGGTTTTGTCAACAATTAAAACGGCGCACCCCCGCGTCGTGAAAGCAAAAGGAGAGGAAAATGGCTAATAGGGCGAATATGGGTTGGCTTCTTGCCAACATGAAAGATCACGAACATTTGGTCGCCGGAACAACGGGCGGCGTTGGACCTTCTCCGGCGATCTGGTCGGATTGTCCGTTGTTGTCCATCATGCTGAATCCGCAAAAAGGGTTTGTGTACTTTGATGACTTCTTCAACGGGTTTACAGATTTGGCCGCTGCTGGCTGGGGCAACAATCTGTATCTTTATGAGCAGGATGCCGGTTTTTTGAAACATGACCCCGCTGTGCCAGGAGGCATTGTTAAACTTGGTAGTGACGACACCACTGCTGATGACGGTGCCACAGTTAGAATCCCCGGCTGTCAGATTTACCCCGATGCCGATGTGGATATTTACTTTGAGTGTCGCGCGGCCACCCTAAACGGCGGCGGTCAGATGTTCATCGGTCTCTGCGACGACAGTGAAAACACGCCGGTCGATTCGGGCGATGCCATTACCGCTGACAAAGACCTTTGTGGGTTTTTCCGCGATGCTGGCACTGCCGATACCAAATGGTCGGTTGGCGTTTGCGATGGTGACTCCAGTGAGGAAGCTGATGACAAGGCTACGGCTGATGAGGGCACTTATGATAATTATGGAATGATTGTCAGAGGTATCGGTAATGTGGCTGGCGCACGGGTTGAATTTTACTTCAACGGCGCATGTGTCTATGTTGCCGACGACTATACGGATATTCCTGATGGTGTTATGTGCCCGGTTTTCCAGGCACATGCAGACGGTACTGATAAGGGCGGCATTGCTCTTGATTGGCTTCGTATTGCCGTGCATGACAAGAAAGATGGCACTGTTGCCAGGGAAACAGTCTATACGTCGTAAGATGTTTATACTCCCGATGATTAAAGGAGGAGTTGTCGGGTTATATCATGGGGCGGGTCGTGAAGCGAAACGGGTCATCCGAGATAGCCGCCGCCCCTAATTTTGAGGATCGTGATTATGGAACTTACATTTCCGATCAAAGGCAAACATGTCGGGATGCCCTCAAGCCAGCAGCCTCCGGGCACTTCCCGTGATTTGAATAATGTTCGTCCGTTCTATGACGGTCGGGCGTGCGGGGGCCAGAGGCCGGGGCTGGATAAATGGGGTGCTGGTACGTTGATTGGTGCAGCGGAGCAGCCGGTTGTTTGCATGTGTTCTGTGACGGTGGTGGTATAACATGGCTTTGTATGAAAATTCCACTTGGGAGTGGAACGGTCAAGTTAGCAATGTGTATTCTAATTGGTGGTATGCTCAATCTTTTACTCCATCTGTAACACATGATATTAGCAGTGTTATTTTGGCCCTTGGTAGACCTGTTGGAGATTCTCCGGGGACTGTAACTGTTTCAATACGTGCAATATCAGATGTTCCTCCACATGTGGGAGAAGCAATAATTCCTGATTTATGCTCTGGAACAACAGATGGTGATACTGTTGCTGAGTTAAGTGGTTTAGAAGACACTCCAACAGAAAGAGAGATAACTTTTGCAGAACCGGCAACACTGACGGCAGGAACACAATACGCCATTGTGGTAAGAGCGCCTTCTGGTTCTTCTTCCAATAAGTTATATTGGGTGGCAAATGCCAGCAGTGTATATGCAGGCGGCGTTCAAATGTTTAGTTCTACTTCCGGGGCTAATGGGGGGTGGACGCTATATGCAGATAAAGAACTGTGGTTCAAAGAGTACGGCGATCCCGGTGGTGCCAGCAAGCCAGTAAATCCGACGCCGTCTGATACAGACACTGGGATTTCGATAAATCTTAGTGAGCTTAGTTGGGAGAGTGGTGGAGATACGGATGCTTATGATGTGTATTTCAATACCGGGAGTGGTCTTGTCCAAATATCAAGCAATCAAATTGAAACTTCTATTGATGTTTCTGATTTTTTGCCGTTGACTTATGGTGCTGAATATTCATGGCGTGTTGATGCCGTTAACAATGATTATGGCACTGTGACCGGCGATGTGTGGACATTTACAGCGTTGGTCTTTGCTCCTCCAATTGCCGCCACTGGTATAAAAAAACGCGAAAAACGTTTGGTGGCTATGGCCGAAAACCGATTTTGGTATGAGGATATATAGGGAGAAACAATGGGTTCCTTTTCAGATTATCTTGAAGATGAAGTGTTGGATCACGTAACAGGTAAGGGTGCCTACACCAGCCCAACAGTATACGTGGCACTGTCTACTGCCGATCCAACTGACGATGCTTCTGGTATGGCAGAACCTTCTGGTGATGCGTATGCGAGAGTAGAGACATCGGCAAGTGATTGGGATGCTTCGTCTGGCGGTGCTACAGCCAACGCTACTGCAATTACGTTTCCAGAGGCTACGGGAAATTGGGGGACTATTACGCATTTTGCTTTATATGATGCGTCTACTGGTGGAAACATGCTTATGCACGGCGCTTTAGATGCGTCACGTTCTATAACCAACGGAATTACACCAAGGTTTGCTATTGGCGAACTGGACATAACCCTGGATTGATTATGGCTGTTGTAGACGGTACTAATGCTGGATTTGTCACTGTAGCGCCCGTAGCCGATCCTACTGGCAACTTCACACAAACCTGTGATAACGCTGGTTTTGCGGGTAAATTTACTACTCCAGCCGGAATATCAAAAATAACTGAAGTTGGCTGGTGGTGTAGCAACGCCACGCAAGCGGCCAATTTTAGGATAGCTCTATACAGTCACGATGCTGGTGGTGACGATCCTGACGCTCGTTTGTACGTTACGGATTATACAGCTAAAGGAACGGCTTCAGGGTGGAAAACGGTATCAGGACTTGATTGGGATGTCAACCCCGAAACTGTTTATTGGCTTGCGCTGTATGTGCAAAATACAGCTACAGCAACACAACTTGATGTACAAACCGGATCGGGTCGTTACAGTTACAATGGAGGCGATTGTCCTGATCCTTGGCCCAATGTAGGTGAATATGCGTCTGTGTTGGCTATATACGGCGTTGTTGAATCAGGGACCACCTATTCGGAATTGTCGGGCACCATTGCTACAACGTCTACAACATCAGGTAACCTTGAACTGTTGCAGTATTCTGCATTGTCCGGCACAATAGCAGCGGAATCAAATGTAGAAAGTGCGTCACTCGGCCAAACAAAAGTTAGTTTGCCAGAAAGCTGTATTACAAAAAGAGTAATTGCAATAGGCAACAGCCGATTTTTTTATGAGGATATATAATGGCTGCTGGAACAATGACGGAACTTGTCGCGGCTCGCGATGACATTGATACAACAAAGGCACTTTGGGCGTTTGAGCTTTATGGCAAAGTGTTTGTAGTTAATGGCACAAATCGTAAGGTTGCCGATTTTATCAATGTCAAAATAACAACTACAGACATTGGTGCCAACCCGCCCGATTTTCAAACGGTGCTGACCGGAGGAACGTCGGGGGCGAAAATGATTGTGGATTATATTACGTCATTGGCTGGTGCGGCCACGATTTACGGGCGGCGGACTACAGTTGCTGATTTTGAGGCAGAGACGGTTACTGGCACCGACGATGATGGCAACGCCATATCATTTACTGGAACTGCTGAAGTGGCTGGGCCGCATTGGTATGATTGGACATCGTATGGCGACAGCACTACTTTTGGTTCTGTTCCCGATCAATTGACTTTGGGTTGTGCGTGGAATGGGCGGGCGGTTGTTGCTGGGAATGAGGATGATCCAAATCAATGGTATATGTCCCGGCAGGGCAATCCTTGGGATTTTAATTATATTGCCAACGATCAACAAGCCCCAATATCAGGCGAAGATGCGGAACCTGGGAAAGCTGGTGATCCGCTTATAGCTGTTATTCCATATAGTAGAGATTATCTTGTTCTTGGTGGTGCTAATTCTATCTGGTATATGGCGGGCAATCCGGCAGCACACGGGTCATTGTTGGTTCTTAGTGACATTGGCGGTGTTCTTGATTCGCAGGCATGGTGTAAAGACAAGAGTGGTAATTTGTATATGCTCACGACGGTCGGCCTGCTCAGAATTCCAACTGGTTTTGGTCCACCGGAAAATTTGCTTGAAACAATTTATCCTGATTTTCTTACCGATTTTGATTTTGATAATTCTTTACACAGAATAGTGATGGGGTTTGATAAATCCAGAAACGGAATTGAGATTGTAAAAACAACTTTGGCGACAGGAGCAAATTCGTGTTGGTGGTTTGATTTGCGAACTGGTGGGTTGTTTCCCGAAAATTATCCTGAAGAATGCGGCACTTACTGTCTTTTTGATTATGCGGCCACTGATGCTACATATAGCGGGTTTTTGTATGGTTGTAAAGATGGTTATATTAGACTTCCTAAAGATTCGGCCAAAGATGATGATGTCGGACCATCAGATGAGGCAATTGATAGTCATGTGACCTTTGGCCCGCTTAAATTAGGTAAGGAAAATCAAGAAGGTGTTGTCACTTCAATTGTGGGCATAACCGCTGGTGGAGGATCGGATGGAACTATTACAGATTCTAATGCTCTGACATACTCAGTGTGGTCGGCTTTATCTGCTGATAATATTGTAGAAAAGTTAGCTGCAAACACAACGCCGAATGCTGCTGGCACAATAGCGGCCCCCGGTCGAAATCGGGGTGCCAGGAAGCGCAAACCGATACGCGGGCTTTATGCCGGGATCAGAATAGGAAACGATACAGCGGCTCAAACATGGGGATTGGAGAAGCTCGTTGTGGAAAGTCGCAGAAAAGGAAGGGTGAAATAATGGCTAATCCATTTGGGCTTAGTCCATACTTAAAAGGATATCAGCAACGAGAGAATGCCAGAGTCCGAAGTCGTAATGAATCACGACAAAGGATCGCACTGGCTGCACCATTTGAGTTTGAGCGCAGACAGCGGTATCAAGAAGGACTTGCGCCATTGCAAGAAATGAAAAAATTATTCGGCCCCGATTATATGAAGGGCACTGAAAAGGTCGCTTTGGCAAATGCGGATGCAGGCTTAATTAGTCGCGGTTTGGGCAATACGACGCGGCCTGTTGCAATGTCCGTAGGTATGAAGGGCCAGTTTGAAGATGTTCGTAGAAGTAGGTTAGCTGATGCGTTAGCCATGATGTCAAGATACACACAACAGAGTTCGCCAACGCCAAGTACATTTGGATCGACATTGTATGCAACTGGGTCATTGCCTTTTTAAGGATGGGCTATAAATGAATCTCGGTTTTATAAATTCCGAAGACCCCCATGCTGTTCGACGGGCGTTCCAGACTATTCAAGGTGGGCTTGGTTACAGCAGTTCACCGATTTTTGCTGGACTGACTATAACTGGATTAACTGCTAACAGCTTAATGTATTCTGCCAGTGGGGGCGTTGTAACCTCACTTGGAGCGGCGACGAACGGCCAGATTCCGATAGGCTCGACCGGGGCTGTTCCAGTTCTGGCTACGATTACCGGCACTGCAAATGAGATTGATGTGACCAATGGGGCCGGTTCTATTACAATCGGTCTGGTTAATCCGTTAATCGTGGGCAAAGGCGGCACAGGTGCAGCCACGTTGACAGATCATTCTTTGTTGGTTGGTTCTGGGACAGATGCCGTTACTGCTCTTGGGGCGGCTACAAATGGACAATTGCCAATAGGTTCTACAGGGGCCGATCCAACTTTAGCCACAATCACTGGCACTGCAAATGAGATCGAAATAACAAATGGCGCGGGTTCCATTACCATAGGTTTGGTCGATCCGCTTATTGTAGCAAAGGGGGGAACGGGCGCTGCCACGCTCACCGATCACTCCTTGCTTGTTGGCTCGGAAACTGATGCTGTTACTGCGTTGGGCGCAGCCACAAACGGCCAGCTTCCTATTGGTTCTACTGGTGCCGATCCTGTTCTTGCTACACTCACTGGTACAGCTAATCAGGTTAATGTGACCAATGATGCCGGATCAATTACGCTCTCGACTCCGCAGAACATTCACGCTACGGCTGATGTGGAGTTCCAATCGTTGTTGATAGACCAGGATACAGACGCCATTGGTCTGAATATTGATAGTGAGGCCACCACTGCCGCCAATTACGGGCTACAGTGTGTGACTGGCGGGGGGGCTATTGCGGCGTTGATTTCTTGTGGTGCTACAGCAAATGGCGCATTTTATGCGGGATGCCCCAACAATCAAAGTTATGCTGGCAGTTTCGTGTTTGTAAGAGACTTGGCTGCTGCCAGCACAGATGGGTCTGTGGTTTATATCTATCAGGATAACGCCGGTGACGATCAACCCGCTCTTGAGATATTGCAGGATGGAACTGGTTATGCTCTGTTGGCAACTGGTAATGTTAGATTTGACGGTGACGCCACTATTACCGGGACTACTACATACGAGGGCAATATTGTAATTCCTGACGCTGGTTATATCGGCTCGGCTTCGGATACGGATGCAATCCAAATTGAGGCGGATGGCGATGTAGTTGTGTCGCAGATGCTTGCAGTGACGGGGGACATACAAGTAACAGGCAACATTTTGCTCATGGCCGATAGAGGTGGGTTGGGTTATAGTGACAATAACCCGATGATTGTGTTTGACGACACCAACAATCGCGTGGAATTTGTCGGCAATATAATGCTGGCCGATGACGGCACTATTGGCGTAGCTGATGGCGAGCCGAGCATCTTATTCGACAATACAGACGGTCAAGTTGAAGTAACTGGTATTCTTACTGTAAGCTCAAACATATCTGCTACTGGAACGATCACAGCTTCTAATTATACTGCCGCCAATCTTCTTACAGCCTGTGCCACAAATGCCGGGGCTTTGGATTTTAGTGCTGCCTCTAAGACTTTAACTGTTGAAGATGACGCTGTTGTCAGTCAGGATTATTCGTCTGATGCTTCTCCTACATTTGCCGGGCTTGATCTCACAAATATAACAGATGGCAACATTCCCTACATGTCAGCCAGTGGCTTTGCTGATAGCCCCATAAGTTATAACGGAACTGCTATTGTATCTGGCGGCAATTCTTATTCTGCTGCGAACCCATCTATAATTTTAACTGGGACACTTTCAGGCGCTAATAGCGGGCACGGGTTCACAGATGAAAAGTCTTTGAGTCTGGATGATAACACAAAAGGATATGCGTCATTTGATGCTTATGCTGAAATAAGCGGGAGCGGTGATTTAGACCATTATAATTCATTTCAAGCACGATCTGAATATAAATCAACTGGAACTATTGATTATTTTCGTGGGTTAAGGGTCGTTGATAAAGTTTACGATGGAACCGTTACTAATTATATTCATGTAGACATTGCTCCTCGTTCCAAAGATGGTGGTACAATTACAAATGAATACGGATTAAAGATAGCGAGCATAGCACAGGGGGATACGCTCAATTATGCTATATATACCGGCAATGGTTATGTTTATTTTGGGGACAACGTAGGAATAGGAACTGCGATTCAGAGTAACCGCTCGTTGTCTTTAGCTGGTGATATTGATGTTGGCGATTGTATATATATTGGTGGCACGCGATTTATGTTTAAGGAGGGCACTAATGGGTTCGCCCATAATGCTGGCAGCGATGGCATAAGGTTCAAAAATGCTAATACAGAAAAAATGCGCATAAATGCTAACGGCGTTGGTGTAGGAGAAGGCGTCGATCCGGTTACTCAGGTAGAGGTGGTTGGAACTTCTCCCTACGTCACCCTTCATAATTCAACATCAGAAGACGGAGACGGGGGTAGAGAATCGCGCATTATTGCCAGAGGTCAACAGAATGGAGACGAAGAAACAGTTTTAGGTTATTTAGAATTTGCGCATGATGGCGCAGCAGATGACGAGAAGGGATTATTTAGAGTATTATTAAATGATGGGGATGATGGCACGGCCCCAAGTTTAACTGCTTTAACTTGTCATTCAACGGGCGAAGTAAAATTTCACCAAACTGTTTATTTTGCTTCAGAGGTAGATAACGGTGATTCCGGCGCAGCAGATACAATAGATTGGACCGCAGGAAACAAGCAAAAATCCACACTCACTGGCAATTGTACTTTTACTTTCTCGCCCGAACCTTCAGGTCCGAGTAATCTCACACTGAAGCTGAAACAAGATGATACTGGAAGCAGGACAGTAACATGGCCGGGCGATGTCAAATGGGCGGGCGGTGCTGCTCCAACACTAAGTACCGGGGCCAATGACGTAGACATAATTAGTTTTTATTATGACGGCACAGATTTCTATGGACAAGCTGCTTTAGATTTTGGATAATCTATGTTTGCGAGAGATGAATATTATACGGTCAATGATGACGAAGGGGCGGGGCTGATCTACGGTTCTGGTGAAGGAACTGGTGTTTGGATGGGGCAGGTGTTCACTCCAGTACACACTATGTCTCTCCGGCGCGTTGAAGCGAAATTATATCGTCTCGGCACTGTGGGAGATATTACGCTGTCCGTGTATGCTACAACGGGCAGTCCGGCGCTCCCAACAGGGGCCTCTTTGTCAGATATTGTGGTTGACGGGGACACGATCACCACAGATTCTGCGGGAGAATGGGTTCCTTTTACTCTGGGTTCTGCTCTTTCTCTTACTGGCGGGACGGCTTATGCTTTGATATTAAAGGTGCCTGATGGTTATAACAATGGGGGTTCTGCTGGGATGTACTGGCGTCGGGATGGTACGTCTTCTGTCTACGCTAATGGGCATCATGTCCAGCTATATAGTGCTGTGGGGTCATGGCAATACAGCAGTACGACAGATTTGATGTTTGAAACGTGGGGAACAAGTAACATAATCGGATCGTCAATTAACTTGGGGTCATTGTTCTAAGAGAGTTGGAACTGTGTAAGATGGGAGTATAAAATGGGTTTAACAAATCCTTATGGGCGAGAATTTCCAAACACTGTGCCGGGTCAAGAGACAGGCGTGGTGGATAGTCGAACATTCAATTTCAATGATCCCGCTAATATGACCCATCCGACTGGCGGCGGTGGTAGCGTAACCTATAAACCCAACTGGGGCCAACCGATTATTGACGGTCAGTGGCGAGGGGCACAGGCTGCGCAAGACCCGGAGATTCAGCGTTTGGCTACGACTGATCCGCGTGAGATCGTGCAGCAACAACAAAAACAAGCATTGTCGCAGTTGGAAGCTGATGTTGCCGCCAAGACCCAGGAGGCTACGCGCGATGCGCAACATAAATTGCGGCAGCTTGCCCAAGAGCGCGATGTGAAATTCCGCCATTTGCAGAACAAACATCTCGGTCCCGGAGCGGATAAAGCAAAGACGCCGGAGGAACGAATGAAGTTGTTTCACGATGCTGTCGCTGATCTGGATGAGAAGATGGAGCTTGCCAAATTGCGGATCGACGGGAGTGTTCAGCCCGATCTGGATGAGATTGGTGCGCAGAAGCAACAGATAGCTGCGCAGATTCAGAGGGATTTTGAAAACGGGCAATTACAATTAAATCTATATGATAAGCTGGCAGAGGATGGTTTTCTTGATCCTACTATTGCCAAGTATCTAAAATTGAAAACTGCTGGGGTTGACATTCCATTATCTGATGTGCGGGTGTCTACAGAGGCCGGTCGGCGGAACCAACTTTATAGACAGCTTCAACAATCGCGATCAATATCTAATGAAATTGCTCAACAGATTGAGGAACTTGGTACGGAATATAGTTTCGACAATCTTGATGAAACTGATGCAGAACGAAAGCTCCGCGTGAAACGGCAACAAGAGTTGGTTGTTGATCGCAGTAGAGTAGAAGAGACCATTAAACAAATACTTTCAGAACTTAATCCGAAACGAGATTTTGGAAAAGTCGGGCAATTAAACAAAGCACACGCTTCCGTTCTTCCCGCAACTGGAGAGCCGGTCGGGACTGTGGGGACTGCGGTAAAGGGGGAGTTGGAAAAGCAGTCGGGGTCGAAAACAACTGGTGGCAGGGTGTCTGTTATTAGTCCCGACGGGGTAAAAGGCACTGTGCCAGCGGAAGAATTGCAGCAGCATTTAGCTCAAGGGTTTAGGAGAATATAATGCCTTTTGTCCCCGATGAACAACAAAACACCGGGTTCATTCCCGATAAACCCAGCGATCCGTTTGCCCGCGCAGGAGATATGCCTGCCGGTATGACAATGGGGAGTGGCGTATCGGGTATGCAGTTGCCGGAACATGTTGGGCTTGAACCAACGCGCCAGAAGGCCGCGAGCGGTTTTGTTCCCGATGACACAATTGGGTTTTGGGGGGCGATGAAGGAGAAACCACATCAGTATATTCCAGGTGTGGGGGCCGTAGCTGATGTTGTGATCTCTACGAAAGATAGAGAAGCTTTTGCGCGGTTAGAAAAGGGCCATGACTACGCCAAGCCCATTGCTTATTCCGGTTTAGCAAGTGGCTTTGGTATGATGAACAAGAGTCCCGTTTATACTACGCGGGAAAAAGATGTTGAACGGCTGGTCAATTGGATAAATGAGGCTAATAAAAAATACTCATTTGGTGGTCGCATCGGGCGGATAGCAAAGCAGTTGCCGCCATTTATGGTTGAGTTTCTGGCGACCAGCGGTCTGTTTTCTGCTGGCGAGACTGTGACAAAGAAAATGGCTGTAAAAGCTCTTGGTAAATATGCAAAATCTAAGGCGGGTAGAGCCGCCACTACAATGGCAGGTCTTGGTGCCGGGGCAGTAACACAGGCCACGTTTGGTTTGCCACACCGTACTGTCCAAACGTTTGCCGAACGTAGGTTGCCCGAAGGATTAACTGTTGACGGTGAAACAGGGAATGTCGAATTTGAGTGGCCGGAGGAAAATCCCGCCACTTCATTTGTAAAGGCGTGGGGTGATACGGTGATTGAAGTCGCTTCGGAGCGGGCTGGTGAATTTTTGCCGATTAGTGGACTCGCGGGTAAAGGGGCGACAAAAGTGGCCAAAGTTGGAGAGGGGCAATTAGCCAAATCTGCATTTGGGGCTAAACTAATCGACAAGTTTTATGCTGGTTATAAGAAACTGCACCCCGTTATGGAGAAGACTGAATTTGCCAAGCAGTTTATGAACAAAGCCGGACGGCAGGGGATACTGGAAGAACTCGGTGAGGAATATATCGGGGACTCATTACGGGCGATCACCGGCACCGATGATTTTGGGGCCGGAAAAGGCGCGGGGATGAAGGAGCGGCTGGTTGCGGCCCTGAAGCAGGATTGGGAGAACACCCCCGAAATGGCAACGGCATTTGCGATCCCTGCCGCTGGCGCGCATGTAGCCGGGGGGATTCTGTCCGCGCCCCCATCGGTAGAAAAAATAGAAGCTATCGCTGAGCAGATCAAGAATAGCGAATCTCTGAGTGATGTGGAGAAGGTGCGGGAGTTGGAAAAGTTGCAAGAGATTGTGACCGGGGAAAAAGCTGGAGTGAAAAAAGCGGGGGAGGTGGGTGATACATACTATCATGGCACAAGCGCGGATGCGGCAGATCAGATTACTGAGGGCGGTTTTAGGCTCAGTAAGCGCGCACATGACATTTCGATTTCTAAAGACAGATCGGTTGCCGAATTTCATGCTAAGAGGCGGGGGCCAAGAAATAAAGTATTAGAAGTTTCTATAAACCCTGACGCAAAAATCTTCACAACTAAAGATGTGCCTGCAAAATTCAAAAAACGATCCGTTAGCACAGTTGAGTTAGACACTTATGCAAGACAGAATGGCTATGACGGCATAGATGTGGCGCAACTGAGCGCCGATGGTGTCACTAAGGGTGTGGTGGGCGAAGAGAAAGAAGTGACTATTTTCAACACAAGTGTGCTGTCTCCAACAAAATCACAACAAGACCTCTCAGCTTTCGACATCCCCGAATCCACCCGCAAGACTGTGAAGGTAGTCCGCCGCCTATCTGAAACTTTGGCCGATCTGGAATCCCAGCGGCCTGAACTCGCAAAGGGCATCAAGAAGCGTCGGGCCAGCGTGTATCAGGAACAGAAGAAAATCCGGGAGGCGCACGCTGATCCGGTCGAGGCCAACAAACGGGCGCAGGCTTTCGCCAAACAACAACTGCGAGCCACGATCCCGAATCTGACGGAACAGTTCAGTCAGGATGATATTGCATCGTTACATCGAGCCATAAAAGAAACGAAATTATTGAACGAGGCCGAGAAGACCAATTTGGTGGACACATTTAACGATCTGTTTGTAAAGAATGTTCAACCATCCAGAAGTCAGATTAAATTGTTCGATAAATTTTTCGGGACCAAGATTCTCGATTCTGTTAATTGGAAAAATCTGACGAAGTATCAGAAGACTGTCCACGCGATCAATGAAACACTCGGCATTAGCAAGGCTTTGCTGGCATCGTGTGATATGTCTTTTGGTGGCGTTCAAGCATGGCCCGCTTTTTTCAAAGACCCGGTAAATTGGTTCAAAGGTGTCGGACATGGTTGGCGGGCTATGTTCAGTGAGGACTATGCCAGGATACGCGACATTGAAATAAAGACCAGTCCGTATTATGGACAGGCGGTTTCTACTGGAATAGATCACACAGAAGTTGGGAGTAAATTACGTGGTGAGGAAGCGTTCATTAGTCAGCTTGCTCACAAGATTCCGCTCATCGGTATAGCCGTTCGCGCCTCCGACAGAGGGTTTGTAACGGCGGGCAACAGTATTCGATTTGGCTTGGCTTATAAGACCTACGAAGCATGGGACGGTTTGGTCCTTCCCCACGAACAATATTTGGAGATGTCCGATCATATCAACAACCTCACAGGTCGGGGAAAGGGCGAGGAAGGCGGCAAGCTTGAAAGATATATGCCAGAGCTTAGTGCAGCATTCTGGACTCCCCGGTTGTGGATTGCGACGGGCAAGACAGTGACAGATATGGCAACTAAAAAGCATATTCGCCAGATCGCCGCACATGATCTGATTCAATCGCTTGCGTTGATGGGGGTTATTACTGGGCTGGCATCTCTGATCCCGGATGTTGAAGTTGAGACTGATCTCCGATCTTCCGATTTCTTGAAAGTTCGGGTTGGACAGATGCGGTTTAATCCTTTTGGTCGATACCAACAAGTTATGCGAACAGCCGCACAAGTCATAATGGGCGAATGTAAAGCCACAGGAAGCGGGCGGATCAGCGATGTGGATCGAAACAAAATTGTGACCAAATTCCTGCGGAGCAAACTCAACCCAGTTGTAGGAATGCCCGCTGATCTATTCTACTTCAAAGAGACTTACATGGGTGAGAAGGTCCGCTGGGAATCGGACTTTATGACCAAATACATCGCCGACCATGTGACCCCGTTGTTCATCCAGGATTTGCGGGACGCGGCCAAATATCAGGGCATGGGCACTTCCACCTACATAATGGCACCGCTGGCCGTTCACGGGATCGGTGCGCAGACTTATAAGACAACCCCGACACAGGAAGCTATGGAACTTAAAAATCATCTGGCCCACGAATACTTCGGGGCTGAGTGGGATGCTCTGGGGCCGGAAGCACAAGAGGCTTTGCGGGAACAACGGCCAGCGATAGAACAATTTGAGCGGCAGGCTGATTATGAGCGGGAAGATTATAGCTTTCTTGGCAATCTGGCCGATCAAGAAAATGAAGCTGGGCGACGAGTGGAGAAAAAGCTAAACCGTCGTGTGCAAGATGAGTTAAGGAAACACATGGTTAAAGTGGGGCAGTTAAGCAGACGGATTGGAAAAAGCTGGTACCTGAACCACGACCGATACAAAGCATATCAAAAAGATTTGGTCAAGGCTCTAAATCATGCGATGCCCAAAGTCGTAAATTCGCCTGGTTGGGCTGGCATGGGGTCAGAAGCGCAACGAACCTATCTTGAGACTACGTTAAATGACGCTAAGAAATATGTTCGGCAGCAAATCATCGACAAGGCAAACGCTGAGGATTTTGCACGCCGGGAGGAAGTGAAAGATGAGCGAACAACAGCTAAGTGACCACGATCTTCTGATCCGGCTGGATGAGCGACAGCAGAAAATAGAGAAGTGGTGCACGAATCACACCGAACACCACTTCCGATATACACTAATGGCGTGGGCTACGACGTTGGGTTTGCTGGGGGCGCTGGTTCTGGCGTTGGTGAAGGTGGGATAAGCTTTGCCCGCAATTTAAGCGTTTTTTGGAACTTGTGTTCGGCCCAAAGACCTACTGCCTTCTTCTGATTGTAGCGATTTCGTGCCCCGGCTTTGTCAGGCTTGCTGGGGTGCTTGACTTCCTGTGGTCCGCAGATATAGCCATCATCGTCGCACAGCATTATACAACGGCCTTTGTTAAATATATCAGCGGCCACAATAGATTTTAGCTCATGAATTTGTCCCGACGAGCTTTCAAATTTAACGAGCATGTCGGGCGGGCAGAGTCGCAATATGGCGATGAGTTCATTGACTGTCATCATCTAACCTCCAGCTTCGCTCCGGTTTCTCCGGCGACCTCAGCCAACCGCCGATTCGTCAGTTCAATTTGTGATTCTCGAACATCAATTCCAATATATTTCCGGCCCAACTTCTTCGCAACTGCACAAGTTGTGCCCGATCCTGAAAAGGGATCAAGTACAATTCCATCAGGCGGACAAAAGGATTTGACGAAGAACTCGGCCAGCTTTTCTGGGAACGGGGCTTCGTTTTGGTGAGCGAGATTTGATCCCATGTGGCCTTTTCCAACAGCCCCGCAATTTACAGTTAATCCTGCATCAAAAAATTCCAAGTAGTCGCCGGGATTACAGAGTTTTGGAGGCTTGTAATCTTTTGGCACTTTGTTTGGATCAAGATAAAAATGAGACGGCTTTTTATAATTTTTAGTTTGCCCGTCTTTTAATCGTTCAGTTTGTTTTCCTGTTCCGCCCCATTGATTCACTCTGCTACCATCTTTTTTTCGGTTGCTACATGGCCCCCCCGGCCCATATTTCGGGACATGTCCACAAGCAGTGTTGTCACTCCAAGGCAATTTGCCGCCATTAGTAGCACAAATGACATATTCGTGATTACATTTAAGCCACTCTTTGCCGCCACTACCGGGCACACCGTATCGTTGAAAAATAACTGGGCGTCGTAAATTGATCCCTGCTCTGTGCAAATCAGCCATAAGCAATGCGGGAACAGCGCTCCATTGACGGTTACGGGTTCGTCCCTGCACTACAAAAGCCACCAACCCTTTGCACCGCAACAAAGACGTTCGATAAACTTCGACCATCCAATCCACCCAATCTTGTCCTTTAAGCTTGAAGTCAATGCCATAAGTGCGGGCATCTTCATAAGGCGGCGACCCAAAGATTAAATCAACAGATTTCGGTGGCAATTTTTTGATTTCCTCTAAACAATCACCCTGAATTATTCTGCTTTCCATCTTCTCCCCCGTTATATTTTTCCATCACCTGCCCCGCCTCTTTTGGAATCTCCACCGTTTCGGACCAGTGAAATGTTATGCTGCCCGACTTCTTACAGTGCTGTTGATCTTTGAAAACCGATATGGCATTTCGCACCCGCTCAACCGGCACTACAGCATAGAGACCTTTGTTGTGCCAGAGAATCGGTTGGGGCTTTTCGATCAGTTCAATGAGTTTCGGGCCGCTGATTTGTAGAATGCTGCTGTTTTGTTTAATTGTCATCGGGTGGATCATAACCAAGCTCCTCCAGAATCATATCCTCGATCTCTTGTCGTGTGTGGCGCTTTTCAATACGAGAATAGAGTTGCTTCAATGCAGCCCACCAACCATCTTCTAATCCGTTTTGATACTCAATTTCCGCCCTTGATGTTGGCGGTCCGGGACCGTGTGACTGTAACCATTTTTCAAACGCTTTCATTTTGAATGTCCCCCTAAAGTTTCTTTTCAAGCAATTTTCCTTGAAGAAACACAAACACGCACAACGTTACTATAATTGGCCAAAGACATATCAGCACTAACCACCACACGATTTTTGTTGGTTCTCTCCACACACAAAAACGAAACCAGAGCATTACTATTGACCCAATTAAAAAATACACAATCATTTTGAATGCCTCTCAATAAACTCATCCACCGCCTGCTTTGTAGTCCACTTGTATCTCCGATCCTGATCATTTGGTCTCATCAACGGAATCTCCCCGACTTCTGCCCATCGGCGGACGGAATATGATGTCACTTGCTGGCCGGTTTGGGTGAAGATGTAATGGCGGACATCAGTTAGTTTGATTAGATCGGGAACCATCATCCCCCCTTGTTCCGACATCCGATCCGAAATGTGTTGAGCATGGTATTATTATCAACGGTATAAGATGCGGCCCAATCTCGCCACGTACTCTTGGCATCTGCTTCAGTCTTCCCCTTGAATCGGGGATCATAGTCAGGATCAAAATGCTGGACGATCATAGTGGATAGTTCTGCCATTTTACGATGTCCTGCTAATTGTTCGACCCACATCCGCTGCGCCTCCTCAAATCTTTCTTTGGGCGACAGTTTTTGGTAGTGCAGCTCATCAATACGGAATAAAAGGCAGGGTTTTTTGTTGACGGTGATACAAAAACCTTCAAACCCCTTTGCCGAAAAACGATAGTCCAGCGCACAAGCGGGCATACACAAGATAGCATCGCGCAATGATCGTACAAATGTACGAAAATCTCTGGTGGTGTTTATCTTATCCCAATCTGGTTCCAGCGCTGGGGTCTTTTGTTCTACTGCACCTGCTCTCGCGATCCCACAAATCGGCAAGCCAAGTCCGACTTTCAACAACTCTCTACGTTTCATTTCCATCCCCTCTATACAATTCATTCTCAGCATCCGCCCCAATCCACCGGGACCAATCAATCATCTCCTCCTTGAGCCTGAACCAGTACAACTTGAAATTCTTCACCCCGACCGCGATCACATGCACCCTCCCCCGCTTTGATGTCACCCGCACGACCCAGCCTGGATTCTTGGAAGTGGGAAGGGGGCGGAAACCCCCCAGGTTTTCAATCCGCCCCCACTCTATTGCCTCTCGGAGTATTGGATCGGTGATGTTGCGGGAGAGCCAGGTGATTAGCTCGGTTCGGGTGTGGAGCAATTATTTCCCCCCATTCTTTTTCTGCATCGTCTTGATTATGCTATCCTTCTTCCTGTTATCGGCCACCGCACCAATACCCAAGATACCCAGCAATGTCACCCCCGCACCGATTGGGTTGACCGCGCCGCCCTGAGCAGCAATCAGACCGATCTCAAATAACTTCTGCTTGAACAAGTCCTGCTTGTTGAGGTCTTCAACGGCCAGTTCCACATCTACCATCAACCGCTCTACCTCAGCTTCAAGCTGTGCCCTGTTGACCTTCTTTGGCGGATTGACCGGCGACATAACGCTGCTTTCACAGCCAACGAGCCAGATTGAAAGTGCAACCACCACAACCAGAGCCAGTGCAAGAAATTGGTTGTGTCTGAACGCTCTTTTAATTTTGTCAATCATTTTTTCCCTCTCGTCTTCTGTAATCTTCGAGTTCGGTTTCTAAATTTTCAATAGTGTTTTTCAGGTCCGCAACCTCATTTTCCAATTCGTCAATTATGTTTTCCAAATCTGCTTCGCTCATCACGGCCTCCCTAAAAAATTCTTATATGCTTCCGGCACAATCCGAATCCCTTCATACACGTACATCCGCTCCCCATCGAATCGTTTTTGGACTTTGTTGATCTGCGTCGGAAAAGCGTTTTTCATTTTTCGTCCGAAACTGACTCGATTCTCTGGAATATCCCCATTTTCCTGTGACACCACACGATGTAGCTCGTACAAATAATTCACCGGCGTCTCATACTGCGGACCAAACTCACACCACATATCCACCATCGTTCGGATCGGGGCCGATATTGCTTTGCAATCGGCAATGTGTTCCTCCGATGCTCCGGGCTTGGTGAAGTCACCCCGTTCAAACAATCGCCGCAGTCCTTCCAAAGACCAGTTGATAATTCCCGGCACTTCTTTGGCGAGTTTCAGACCCAGTGACCGATCCGGCTTGGCATAGTGGTTGCCGTAATACAACAGATTAAATCGGCGAAATAATGCCTGTGGCTCATCCTGGAACGTCGGCAAATCGTTGCTGGCATAAGTGATCCGACAGAACAGTTTGGTGTCAATGATCTCTTTGTATTTCTGATTAACCTTAACCGTATCACCACCTGTGATCTGTTTGATCTTCTCCAACGCCTGTTTTGCCTGTCTCTTGCTGGTCGCCGCACTCTCCGAAATAATCACGGCATATTTATTAACCAAAGGCTGCAACCCAAATTGCGATGTAAACGATTCTATATCGGCAGTAGCAAACCTGTTGGGGCCGAGCATTTGCCGCAGGATTTCAATTGTTGTTGACTTGCCCGATCCCGGCACGCCATAGAGAAATAGTAACTGCTGTAAGTAGTTGTCGGCAATAAGGTTATAGCCAAACCATTCTTGCAGCAATCGAACACATTCCGGGTCACCGTTAAATATATCGTTAACAAACCACAACCATGTTGAACACTTGGCTTTTGGGCTGTACTTATGCGGCAAGGTGCTGGTGATAAATACCTCCGGCGTCAGCGGCAACATTTTGTCCTCCAGAACATCGTAGATTCCATTTAGGAACACAACGAATCGGCTGATGTCTAAGTTCACCCGTTGTCCGATGTAAAACGGCTCTGTCATGTGTTTTGGCACCTGGATAAAGCAGGCAGATTTCAAAGCATCCTGGATTTCATCCACGAACTTCTTGTTGATCGCTAACGGCTCAATCGCCTGGACTTTGCCGCGTTGTTGTGTGATCTCAAAATTCCTGAAGTATGTCCGAATCTGCTGTCTTAGCCAGTTTACATTCGTCTGTTCGTAATGGGTGCCATTGTGACAGTACCAATCTCCCAAATGTAACACGATTCGATCTGGTTGATCTCCCAACCACTGATCGGCCAGAGCCAGATAATCCACCACGTCGATGACGTTGCTACTCTCGGCCTCTTGGCCTTCACCTTCCAGCCAGCTTTCAAACTCCTCCGCTGTCGGGTGCCATGCTCGGAGGTCTTTGTATTTGGCCGGGGGCAGAACCTTCTGCACCGCCCGGCAGACAGGCCGCAAGACGCTGAAGGTCTTTTTCATCCCCCGCCGACCGGCTTCATCATTCTCCCCGACGATTACGACATTTTTGCCTTTAAGTAGTTCCACCAGTTCCGCATGACCGCTTTCAGCCGCAGGCTTGCCGACCGGAACATAACCCATATCCATAGCAGCCGCCACATCAGACATACCTTCAACCACGATAATCGGCTTATCCGAACTAAATAACACACTGCTTCCACGTCGTCCTGAATCGGGTGTAGCGTGGCGTATATGCAGGTAACCCGAATTTTCATAATATCGGACAGCGCCTTTTGGAGTATGTCCACAGATAACGGCAGATGGGTCTTTGGGGTTATCATTCGATACCATGCACCACTTCTTTTTGCCACACAGCGGACAACTGACACCAGCATCATACGCCCGGATAAATTTATTCTGCCTGTAATTATCTGGTTGTTGCCGCTCAATCTGCGCATGTTGATTGTACTCATACACCAACCCCCTCTTAGACCCCGGCCACATGAATTTTTTGCCATTCATAAACCGTTGCTGCAACCCAATTATCCGACCTTGATGATCTCGTTCAGGGATGATCCACGCCTGTTTGCCCGGATAAAATCCGATCTCTAATCGGTCAAGGGATTCAACGGCAACACCTAAATCATCGGCCAAGTGTTTGACCATGCCGGGAAAAATATTTCTACGAAAAATTAGAAACAGGTCTTCCCAGTTCGGCGGCTTTTCCTTCTTTTCCTTCTTTGACATCTCCCCTCCTTGTCCCCCGGTCAACTTTCTCTCCCAAGAATCAAACCCCTAAGACGACCATCCGGGCGTCCTTGCCCAGATAGTCTATCGGGGGACTTTGATTCCTTGTTTTACTTCCCGACTAACTCCAACACCCCATCTCTGACTTTGTACCAGTGGTCCCCGATTGCTTCTTCATCACCGATGTCGCCAATGGTTTGGGTCCAGATGTTTGCAAGATCGTCATCGCTGATGTCGTCTTTCCGGTGTTTGGCGCAGGCTTCCCACGCTTCCTCCTGCGTGCAGGCGGCAGGCAGACCATACTTCTCCTGCACCGATGCGCTCTTGGCAGCAGGAACCGGAATCGGGGGAGCAACAGGTTTGCCCTGCTTGGCTTCTACCTCAGCCGCCTTCTTTTCAGCAGCCTTGCCCTGTTCTTTCTTTTTGTCATATTTGGCCTTGGCTTCAGCCTTGGCATCAACAACAGGCGCAGGTGCCGCAGGCTTAGATGCAGCGGGCTTTGGGGCCGCAGGCGGAGCGCTCTTGGGCTTCGGGCCACCGCCAAGCTCTCTTAGACCGGAGGCAAATTTGGCGTTGAGCTTCTTGAGTTCGTCGGCGTCGAGCCGTTGCAACTGCCCACCTGGTGCAGCGTCAACATGGTCGATCCACTCAATTTGTAAAGTAATTTTATCATTATAATCGTTTTCGCCGACGCGACCTTGAATTTGCACTTCAGACAAATCCATTTGATCGAGTTCGGCGAGATCACGACCGTCCCAATCTACTGCTTTCAAAAGTTGCTTGGCATTAAGGAGCGGTTGTTTTTGCTTACCGAACAGGCACAAAAACGCTTTGATTTCATTGTCCTCATAACTGCTATAATCTACCCATTCGCCCGATTCGTCATCGTAAGCTTCGTATGCCTGTAAAGTAGCCTCCCATCGAGCCAGACCAGTACTGGTTTTGGTTACGCCTGACTCCAAGATATTAAACCTGAACGTTCCAATTTGTTTGATTTGACCCATTATACACCCTCCGATTCATTTTCTTTAATATTCGTTGTTCCACACTTGGGACATAGCAACGTCCCCGCCACTAATCTTGACTCTACAGGTTCATCAAACCCGTGCCCGCACTCTTCACATTCCCAATTCCAGGGAATGATCCCCCGCTTCTTCTGCTCCTGCTGGACGAGTTGCATCATTTTCAAATTGGCAACTCGGTTTGCAATTATTCGCTTGCTCTCGTCTCCGTGACAATATTTGTATTTGAGTTGGCTGCCACAGGGACAAAGCTCGTTTCGACCCGGCTCATGGCCGGTTGGTTTTAGGCCCATCACTCTCCCCCGAATGTCTTTTCAAACCGTTCTTCTAATTCATACTGTTTTTGAGATTCTGGAATTGATGTGCTGTCAACCAACAACGTAAACGCATTAGGAAAAGAAAAACCCAAATCGCGCCGATGCTGAGCTTTGTCCCACGCACTTAATTTCGTAAGAATAACTGGTTGATTGCCCTTCTTTTTCATTTCTATTCCCCAAACATTAACCTCCAGATTGAATCGTCACTTGGTTTGTTGAAGCTCACCACCGGATAATCTTTCGCCCACGCACCCCGCGACCCTGCAAAGAAAGTGGCGTCAGGCCGAACGAAAACGGCCCGTTCTTGAACAGGTGCAATCCTGCCCCTCTCCACAATCCGATTATTGTAGGCGATTCTAAATATATGATCCATTCGTGACATAAAAGACAACGCCACAGACACAGATCGGCTGTGATATAGTCCCGGCCCCGCCATCAGAAATTCTTCGACATCACTGGTTTTCCATTTGTGGGTTGCCTCTTGGGCCAAGACGATGACATTTTTGCCCTTGCGCACCCACCGATCAAAATCAGGCAGTAACAAATCCATAGCATTTTGCAAATGCTTGAAACCTTCATGGTAGCCGTAGTCGTGGATGTTTTTGGCTGGCCCGCCGCCTTGCGACTTCGGCTTTGGCACTGCCGTCAAAATGTACTGCTCACACCAATGCTCAATGAAAGTAATCGTGTCAATGACGATTGACCGGCAGTCGTCAAAAACATTGGATTGCAGGGCAGCGCGCACGTCTTGGAATGATTCAATGCCGGGAACATGGTTAAGATCAGCCCCGGTAACCGGGTGTTTAATCTTCCGCCCGCCGTCGTCAACACCAATAAACACTGGGTCAGGAGCGAGTGACGCCAAAGTGGTCTTGCCCATTTTGGTCACGGCGTAGATCATCACTTTCTCACCTTCATCTGCACCAGTCCAAGGCCTAACATGAAACGCTTTAACCTTATTCGCTTTGTTCGCTTTTTTGCTCGGCATCTTCGGCAGCGCCATTTTCTCCCCCAAACATAGTTAACAATGTTGCTTTTAGATTATCACGAACCAACTGCTTCACTTCTTCATCTGATTCAAGCAATTCAACTGTTATTTTACTCGCATGATTCAATATTTCTTGACGAAGATTATAATCACCATATTTGACAAGCTTGCGCAACGGCTCACCATATTTTTGTTCATAAACACGACGCGCTACATCCAACACAGTTTGTTCAAGTGTGCTTTCAAGTAGACTTTTGACTTTTTCTCTTAACATCACATCTCCTTTTGATTAGATAGTCGTTTTCAAATAGTGGGCAGCCGGGAGGAAATTCGCTATCATTGGGACAATCTGCAATCACACCATCATTAATTATATTGCACCACCACATTGTCTCATCGAAAAAACGAAACGGACACCTTATTGGGCCTGCCACCACGATCTCTTTCATTTCTCCCCCTCAAGTATCATTCAACGACGCATAATATTGTTCACAAGCTGCTGATGAAATTTATTTCTCCCGCAACTTGTGAACGGGTTTAATTTTTTCCACCATCGCGAACCGAGTGTATCTATACCCAACGCCTCCGTTATTGCGTTATAATTGAACATGGCATAAAGCTTGTCTACTTCTTCTTGTGTTTCTAATGTAAGGACTACTGGTCTAAATACTGGTTTTGGTTCAATTCTTTCTACTTTCATTCTATTTACCCCCCCCGTTTCCTTTTCTTAAATCCATCCGGCACTTCGTCCCCCCCGACATTCAAACACCCCACCACATTCCTCACCGGCAGGAAATCACACCTAAACGGCGATTCACACATCCGGTCACAGCAATACCACAACTCATGCTCCTGCACGTATCGGATCAGCTTGACCAGGTTGGCCAAATTCCGCTGATACTCGACCAACTGTTTGTCCGTTCGGGCGATCTCCCGCTGGGCAAAATAGGCTTCGGGTTGTTGGGAGATGTCCTGAAGCAGTCGGGCACCGTACATTTCGGGGGTCTCGAAGATGGAGAAAGTGCCTTCTTTTTTGCCGGGCGATGACGCGGCAGAAACAGCGTTGACAGTTAAAATCGCTCCATCAGCATTACTGCCGCCCACAGCGTCAAACTCA